AGCTGATTGTTAGTTAAAATCACTATTAACAGAGCTATAACGCTTTTATATAATATATTTTTATATTTATTTATATCTTTATAAAATACTATATATTTTAAGTATAACGATCTCATGAGCTTATCTGTCAAGGATTGACCCCGGTGTGTTGCTTTGTCCACAGACATCTGTGGATAACCCTGTGTATAACTATTTGCCTTATTCATAGGTTGTTCAACCTTAGATATCGTCATAGCAAACCTCACATAGCCACCATGATCCAAGCTCTATGAGGTCTGACTCAGGCGTATCACTCTCGCACCTGGTACATTTTATAGTGTCCTCTGTCATTGTGTGGCCTCTACTTGGCTCTCTAAGAGGCACACGCTCATACAGCTACATCTAGTGCATTGTAGGACTTTGACGTTGGGCGGCAGGTTATCGGTCACTATGCGCTCTAGCTGATCTGTAACCCTTTTACACTTACGGCACTCAAAGCGGATCGACTCGGTCATAGACTGGCCATTGTTCGCAGCTCGTTTTGTGGTATCCACCAGTTAGTTTGCGTTGCGTGCCGGTAGCGTAGATTACGTGCCTCTGTAATCGGTAGCCAGCCTTTTATGCAATAATGCGGAGACTTGCCGACTACTAAAATAGCTCTATCTGTGATCCGATCCCACTCCTGGATAATCATTTTGCCATTATCGCGCGGCGTCCACTTAACCTCAAAATCATCTCCAACATCTGCTATTCGCTTACCCTTATCTAAAGAGGGGTTAAACTCTTTACCTAAAGCCTTTGCCACAGCCCACTCACTACCTATGCTCTGTGCATCCTGTGATATAAACTCGTGTATGTCTAGGCCTGACTGATCGGCAGTAAAGACACCATCTCGGCTAGTCCAGTAATCCGGGTTTTTAAGTGCTAAAGATATCGCTGCGATATGAGCTGCAAACTCCTCGTTTCTTGTAAGAGTTATCTCCATTAGCGGCAGTCCTTACAAAACCACACCATATTTTCTTTTGGATCACTTACGACATAGCCAGCCTTGTCAAACTGTCGTATGCCTGAGCATCTATCGCACGTCTCCATTTTGTAGGTAGTAACGGCTACGCCATCTTTAAACAACGTAGCCATCATTGTCTTAGTGTCTGTTAGCTCTACGTAGCCGCTCATAGCTGAGGCTTCCAGCCTGTACTTGTCTGCATATACCAAAACGGCGCGCATTGATTAGCCTTTACCTTTTCGCTACAGCCGTAAACACCCCAGGCTTTGCCGTTTTTCTCACCTGATCGCCATACACGCGGCCCATGATTACAGCTAGGCACACCTGGCTCTGTTGCCACCATTGTCTCAGCTAGTGTAGTTACAGCTTGTGCCAGGGTTGGAATAGCAGCAGCGGCAGGGTTTGTAGCCCAAAAATCAGTATTATCCGGTGCTGCATCTTTAGTAGCTAACGCCTCTACCTTTTCCATATCCTGTTTTGTACTGCGAGCTATACCGCCTGGACTTAACAGCCCGATAACGCGACCATAAGCGCTCGTAACTGCGTTTTCGACCCAAAAATGCTGGTTTACGCCGCGATCTGATCGCACCTCGTACGCATAATCTACAGCGCTTGGCACTAAATCCTCGTACTGTCTGTAGGCCTCAGCCTTGATAAGTACATAACCTTTTGTTATATCTATATCCTCAATATATGCGATTAAACGCAGGCTAGGATACTCAGCTCTAATGCGGATAATGCGTGCGTTTACGTCCTCGTAACCCTCTAAAAAGTTACTCATTTTGTTAGCTCTGCATCTCGTAGCGCCTTAGCAATATTGCGGCCTCTAACAAAGCCCTCGCCATGTCCATGCTTGTAACCGATCTGATAACCAATTACCACAAAACTACACACTAGACCAGCTAATGTTAATGCTATTAAAAAGTCTAAACTGTTCATACTTAGCCCCTAACGTAAGGCTGAGCGTGCTTACTATCCGAGTTAGCCCACTCAGCGTTTGTAGTAACAGTATGGGGCTAGCCTCTGACAAAATACAAGTGCGACACGCTAGCGCGCTAATTTAGCCTCAATCAGCATTTCGTAAATCTTATCTACCTTGCTCTCTATGCGATCTACACGCCCTCGCAGGTTATGGCCGCCGTTATTATCAGGCAGCAGCTCGGCCAATATTGACTTTACTAAAAAGCGTAAAGTCATATAGAGCGCAGACAGGATAGCCAGTAGGCCCACTACAAGTGCTACCCATGCCTGCGCGTCCATTTACTTAGCCCCTATGCCAAACTGCTTCTCATTAGGCGCTATTGCCTTAAGGAAAGGCCCTACAAGGCCTGCTATAAAAGCATTAGCCAAGACTTTAGGGTCTGTAATACCGCTCATATATAAAACTGCCGCGCAGGTTAGCGCATGACGCAGATATGACAGGCCAGCGGCCGTAAGTTGCTCTTTCATTTATTGCCCCTTTTCTAGCCCTAGTTTTGTAATTAACTCTGCAACCTTTGCAGGGCTAAGACTTATCTCAAAGTGCATATCGTCTGGGCGCGTCTTAAAATCGCCGCCCCATTTTAGACCATACTTTTTAGCTAAGGCGCGGATCATAGGTACTTTTGCATCGAGAAAAGTGTCGTAAGTGCCCATAGGGTGCTTTGTCGCGTTAAGGTCTATAGCTGTGCCGGATGAGTGACACGATAGTTTTGTAGGGTTGCCTCTAACCATCCTGTAGGCATAGCCCCAATCATCAAAAGTGCCTGCGTCTATCGGCTCTATAAGCTGATGAAACTCCGAGGCAAAGCCGATAAGCAAAGGCGCTACAGCAGCTGCACAACGCAGCTTACGATCTGTGCCTGGCACAAGGTAAGACTGCACGTCTATCTCGGCCTGATCCTTAGATGCTGGCCAGCCGTTGTAGCTAGTCTCCATAATTAGGCACTATCCATTTACAAGTTGTCTCATCAAAACCTGTTGCATTATCAGGGCGCGGCGCTATAAAAGCATCCCTATCGGCATCATAAGTAAACCCTACGCCTGCATAGTTGTAGCGTATCTTGCCATGATAAGAGGTACGTTTGCAGACTTGGCCTCTAAAGTTTCCATACCAGGTTTCAGTATCTAAACCCTCAATAGTTTGAGTTTCGTCAATACCACTTATAACCTCAGTAACAATATTGTTATCATCTAAAAATGCGTAATATGCCATTATGCCCAGCTCACGTTTCCAGTACCAGCAGTAATGGTTGCTCGCTTGTAGCCACCGCTAGCTGCACTTTCTGTGCCTGTTAAACCTGCGCCAAAAGTAATTGTCCGAGTGTCAGGGTATCTAAGAATTACAACACCGCGGCCACCTGCGCCACCTGCTGCACCAGCGCCGTTACCAGCACCGCCGCCGCCAGCACCTTTATTCACATCGCCAGCAACACCAGGAGTTGTACCATCTCCACCGTTTCCGCCGCCTCCCGCACCCCCCGCACCAGGGCCACCTGGCGCGCTACCTTGGTCAGATCCACCACCGCCACCTGCGTATTGCACAGATGATCCAGTAATTGATGTGCTTACACCTGCCCCACCTGCACCGCCGTTTACATCTCTTACCGCATTCGCGCCAATAGCCGCCGCGCCCCCCCCGCCCCCGCCACAATAGGCTGTGCCATCTGTACCTGCTGCGTTACCGCCAGCAAAACCTTGATTGGCAGTGCCAGCCGCACCAGCGCGAGTTGGCGCTGAGTCGTTACCGCCCCCGCCCCCGCCTGAACCACCTGTGTCTGGTAATGTCTCAAAATAAAAACCGCCGCCACCGCCGCCAATAGAGGTAATAGTCCTAAAAACTGAGTTACTACCTTGTGTTGATTGCGCGCCGCCACCGCCGACTGTGACTGTGTAATTTGTAGCTAGGCTTGTCTCTAATGCAGACTCTAATGATCCACCGCCGCCTGTTGCAGTTACTGTGCAGCGTAAACCACCTGCACCACCGCCGCCGCCAAAAGCTGGCTGTCCACCACCGCCACCACCTGCTACGACTAAATAATCTACGCTAAAGGTTCGCGGCGTACCAGCAGAGGCCATAATTCCGAGTATGGGCATTATGCAATATCTCCAAACACAATCCAAGAATTAGCAGCTAGTTTTACACAGGTAGCACCTGAGTTTACCGCGCGCAGTTTAGGCGTAGCGCTTGTAGCACCTGTAGATATTACAGTTGTAGTACCTGGCGTTACAGCCCCTATAGTCGGTTGCCCTGCGCCAGTAATCCAAAACACGTTAATTTCTGTGCCTACTGCAAAGTTAAAAGTAGCATCTGTTGGAATATTAAACTGTTGTGTAGCTGCATTATTCATGCTGAATATATTGCCTTGATCGCCTGAGGCAAAAGTATAGGCAGCTGTTTTAGCACTATAAGTGCTTGTGTAAATCGCGTTCATCTGTGCAGCCGTTAAGACTTGGCCTGTGGTAAATGTCTGAAACGTCATAGTGCCCTCTCCTTAGTAACTTAATACGCCTGTATCAAGTAATCCATATATTGCATCATCTAATATAAAAGCATCTATAATAGGCTCAAGCGTAGTAAATGTTACCTTAAAGCTATTAGGACTTATGCTCATAGCCACGCCAAAAATTTGTAGGGTTTTGCTCAAGGTGGATAAGCCCGGCTGGTTAGTTGTAATAGTTATAGGGTCAAAAAAATCTAGATCAAGGGCAGCGATTATGCCCAGGTTGTAGTTATCTGTGTATAAATCTAGGGTTATGGCATCACACCTAACGCTAGTTTCGGCCCGGCTAGCCACGTAAGCCTGCGCGTAATCTAGGGCTACGGCGTCTGTCTGCATAAGTAAATTCTGCTGGTTGTAGCTGTGTAAAAAATACTTTGTAATGCTGGCAGCATTACTAGCTGTTTGTACGCTACCGCCTGTGCGCGTCACGTTAGCTTCGTTATAAACTAAAGAGTCATTGAGTACCCATACCGCGTTGCTATAGGCGATATCTGTGCCGTTATCATTAAAGGCTACAGCTGGCGCAGATACAGAGCTAGCAGTTAAAGCGCGATCTTGAAAGACAAAATTACCGGATGCGTCTATGTATAAAGCGCCATACTCGCTGATCTCGACAGTCTGCAAGGCTTGTAGGGCTGTGCGAGCTGTGCCAGGGTCTGCCTGTAAAGTAGTTAAGCCAGCGTCTACGTCACGCATAGAGTTAGGCCACGCTATAGCATCTAGCAAAGCATCAACGCGAGCGCCGGATAACTGTCCAGCGCTTGTACCTGCCACAGTTGCGATCTGTGCGTTTTGTGCAAGCCTAAAAGCATCTACAGCTGTAATAGTCGTATACACAACGTCTAAAGCATTGAGAGGCGTAGTAGTGCTATAGCTAGTAATAAAACCGCTAAAGATAGGATAGGTAACGCTAGCGTAGGTAGCACTTATGGAAACTTTACGCATAGGCGATAGCAAGCCAAAATACGGGCTGTTAGGATTTTGAGGGTTAAAATCGCCGTTCTGATCTACTATGCGTAGCGTCATTGTGCCAGTCTGGAATTGGTCGCTTTGCGCGTTACGGCCTCTATTAGTTGTAAGCCTATCTATCTGATCTGAGACGTCCACAATAACTGCCACGCTGTCTGCTAGCACGTTTGTATCTAGTACGCCTTGATCTAAAATCATAGCTTGAGCAAAGCTCGGCCCTGTAGAAAAGTTAATAAATGCGTTAAGTGTTGGGACTGTCATGCTATAGCCCCGGCAAAAGTTGTAGAGTCTCCAGCCCTGTTAAGGTCTTGTATAGCTGTTTTAATAAGCACTACTAGCTCATCCGGCGTAGCAATAGTGCCAGCATTGACTATGACAGTTGTGCCAGCATTACCAGATGATCCGGCCGAGGTCATGCCTACCATAGCCGGGTTAAAGGCGTTGTAGTTGCCTCCCATGTCTATCCGGCCACCTGAGGCAAAAATGCTAGGAAACTGTACAGGCGTTGGCCCTGGAATACCTGTAGGACTTTTATTAGGATCGCCTAAAATAGGGTTGCCGTGGCTTGCCATACTGCCACCACTACCAAAAGAGGCGATAGTAAGTAACCTAGCAATAGCAGCATCTAAGTTGCCTAAGTTAATTAAATCTTTAGGCACAATAGTTGCAAGAATATCTTTAATCTCAGTAAGTTTTATTTTTTGACCAGTCAGAGCGCCTAGTACTCCTAGATCGGCATTTAGTTTAGCCGTCGCACGCGTAATAGCTGCTACATCGTTTGTCTTTATTGCATCCTCTAGGGCCAAGATAGACTTTTTAACCTCTAAGCGCGCTAGATCGTTTGTAATCTGTAGCAACTGTGCCTGGCTAGTTATCTTGCCTAGCTGCTCGGCTGCGTTCTTTTCCGCTGCTGCCAGCTGTATCTTTTCCATGTCAAAAACATTTTCACCTTTACCAAGGGCAAGGTTAGCCTTATCTATGGCTGCCTTTAACTGCTTGGCTTTAAGTTGCTTTAATTCTTCTGCTGTAATTTTCTTAGTGGCTTTAAGAGTTATGTTGGCATATTTAGACTCCAACTCCGCTAAGTGAGCAAGGCC